GGATTGGCGGTAGTATTCGCCATAATGTTCCCACCAGCGGTCATCTTGCGATTGTCAACGATAGTTTGAACATTGCCATGACCTTCTTGAATTGGTGGATCTTCAACATCGACCCACACACCATGGTTAGCAACCATAGCGCGGGTACGAACGAGAAGCCATTCATAGACCTGATCATCAGTCATATCTTTGAATGTTGCAGGGATTTGACTGCGCAGGTGACGGACAACCAACTGACGTTGGGTCCACATCTGTACAAAATCCTTAGCAGCAGACCGGAGATAGAAAAGACTGGTGACGCCAAGGCCCATAGTGATAGGAGGTGGGTGTTCAATGTCTTCAACAATTTCTTCATGTTCAATCCAGCGAGAGCGTTGACTTGATGGAAGTGCTTGTTTCTTAGTCCAAAAGTTCTCAAGAAATTCAGCGATAAAAGCATCGCGAAGGGGAGTCAGCGTTTGGGTGCATACTTTTGGCATGCGCATCCAATTGACAAACTCTCCATCGCCGAGGCCATGTCCGATTCGGATTGGTGGGTCACGAAAACGAACAACTTCGTCGTGAAATTCTTGACGCCAGAATTCAATGAGAATTCGGTCGACGTAATCCATGACGTTGAGCCAGGAATGAACTCGGAGATCAGTAAATTGTCTCCAGTCAGCCCAGTCTTCATCAGTGAAACGACGATTGCAGATGGCCAGATGTTCGTCATGGTCACGGGCGTATTGATTCCACAAAACTGAAGTGATGTTGGTACAACCAAGAGGGAAGAACTTGTGAACGAGGTCAATATGACGTTCGCTCTCCCAAGATTCTTCGGTGGAAGTGGCTTGGTCACGAGAGTGGCCTTCGACAATACAGTCATCATCAAATTCATCAAGAATATCAAATTCATGATCTTCAAATTCGGCATCATACCGATGGAAATCGGTATAGACTCGTTGCCAAGAAGGCACGTCAAGGTTAGGCAAGACGGCTTTGATGTACTTACCCCAGTCCAAATAGGACATGTGGTCAGCAGGCATCTCAGGAGAACGAGTGATACCATGAACAGCAACTTGGTGGAGGACAGACAAAGCTAGGGCACGATGGCCTTCAGCTGTGACATCACGACAATAAGCCAGTTGATTCTTAATCCGTTGGTCGGGCATGTATGCAACATAGCACTTAAGATCTTCACTGTAGAGTGGTCGACATTGAAGGAAAATGCAATCTTGTCGCTTCATGTACGGTATACGATCTTTGGTTTTAAGGCCATTGGTCATTCCAATACGATAACGAGCGGCAAAATCAATGATGGTGTTCAAATTGTATTTGTCGACTGCAGTTTCTTTAATAGAACCAAACAGGTCGTCGCCACAATTCTTGTGACAAACATCCATCTCAAAGTGACCAACAAGGGCGTCGGGAAACGTATCCTTGTAGGACGCAGCGAGAATGTATGTGTTGGCGACAGAATTGATTTGACAAGTTCCGACCATTCCAGAAGGATTGGAGGTGAAACGTTGCCAAACAGAACGACCAGCAACAACAGCGGGAGCGAACATAGCGTAGATGTAGGCACGGCGGACGTGTTGGTTGACAGAACCTTCATCATTATAGAAGACGTCCATACAGCGTAGATAAACATTCGCCATAGGATGGGTCAACAAGGCTTCAAAAGTCTCGTAGTCAGCATCAAAGAAGAAAGAAGAAAAATCTTCCATTTTCTTGACCATGTGATGAAAGTCAACAGACCAAGGATCCATGCCAATTGCAGAGGGCAAACGCATGTTATTGCGCGTCATGTAATCTAGCCAACGGCCAGTATACATTTTGCCAATGATCATCCATTCCATGCTAGAGATCTCGAAAGTTCGAGTTTTCTTATCAACTAGCTTTTGATGTTTGAGCCATTCATCTTTCAGATTGGGCTTGATAACAGCAGGACGGAATCGACCTTCACGCAACTCGGCATGAAGCTTATCAAAAACTCTTTTGAATTCAGGATCCCACTCTTTGTTTTCACTTGAGTGTGGGCAGAGTTCAGAACGTTTTTGTTTCCAAGGAAAGCCGACAGAATTGTCGGGATCCAGAGAATCAACAGCTTCTTGAGCAGTCATGACGGTACGAAGTTCCGCGGGATACTCGTCGGCATGTCTCGTATAGAGATCGACGGTAACGGCTTGCGCATACTCATGCATCGCAGGGGGAAATTCCAGCACTTGTGGTCGATGGAAACGAGCTTCGCGATCAAATAGGATTTTGACACTCTTTTCAGAAATGCCACCATCCTTAGGATCGGGGAAGTCGGTGCGAGCGAGTTGCGTCTTCATAGACGTAATAATAGGAGTTGGTAGACTTGCACAGGCAACAGCATTGCCAGGAGGACAGCTGCCGGGATTGGTAAAATCGGCAACATCCATTCCATGGGCGGTTTCGATATCTTCGAAATAAACGCCTTGCTCTTTTGGAAGATCTTTCTTCAAAAGAGACACAGCGTATCCAATTTCAAAGGACGCGCCACAATGAATACCAAGGAGCTTGAGGGCTCCATGGACCATACCATAGACGGGGATGCCACAGGCACCCTTGTAACCACGGTAATCATACTTCAAGGGACGGTCAGCGACGACGTGTGTCATAAAACAACGATCATCGGTATACGGAACTGTACCGGAACGGCCTTCAACTTTAGCAATGCGATACTTGCCATCAGAAACGAGATAAACTTCGGAGGGGATGGGGTAAGCATCTTGAACCATGTTGGTAATCTTACGTACACGTGGAACTATTTTATTAATTCTCACGACGACGGCATCGTTGACATAAGTCTTGCCAGCGCATCGAAATACGCGAGCACAACTTTGTTTTGGATTGAAATACAATTCAAAAACGACGCCTTCTTCAGTACGAAGGGTAAACGGACATTCAACGAAATCAGGACCAATTCGGAAAAAGTGGGCGACAGTGACAAAGGTGTTGGAATCCAGCATGGTTGCATGGAGTTCACCTCTGCCTTCACGGGAAATGTAGACAGTATTGTTGGGGAGAGCATTGAGCTGATCCATCAATTGATCAGGAGCGTGGGCTTCGACAATTCGGGAATTCTTGGGACGGGCACGAAGACGAGTTCGGGACGGGGACACAGAGTGACCTTGTTCGATTTCAACATAGTCATCGGGACTAGTTTTCTTCTTGGTGCGGGCGATATCAAGCAAAAAGGTGAGAGCCTTATAAGCAAGAGCGCCCTTAAGCAAGAGACTCATAAATGATTGCAAAGTTTCT